AGTAGACAGGGATCTACTAGCTTAACTTTTCAAAATGTTTGGGGCAGGGCAACTTGCCCCTTACACTATCAGGACAAAGGTGAATGGCAACTTTTTTATCATTAACAAATAGTGTATTAGCAAGATTAAACGAAGTGCAGCTCACCTCTTCTAACTTCTCTAATGCGAGAGGTATACAGGTTCAAGCACAAAACGCTGTAAACGAATCAATACGATATATAAATCAGAGGGAGTTTCAGTATCCCTTTAACCACACTACAAAAACACAAACACTTTCACCAGGCATAGTTAGATATAGCATACCTACGGATGCAAAGCACGTAGACTACAACACAGCTAGAATAGTAAAAAATAGTACATTAGGAGCATCAGGTGCAAACCTAAGTATACTACAATACAATGATTACATAAATAGAGAGAGTGTAACACAGGAAGACGAAATAGTAACAACAACACTAGCAGAGGCACTAGATGCTAGTGAAACAGAAATAGATCTTACAAGTTCTACAGGCTTTGACAGCACTGGAAAAATATTTATAGAGAACGAAGAGATAACATACACAGGTATTAGCACCAATACACTAACAGGTTGTACAAGAGGTGCTAACGGAACAACAGCAGCAACACACGACAACGGAACATCTGTTGCACAATTTGATAATGGTGCTGTGCCTAGGTTTATAGTTAGGACACTAGATAATAACTTTCTATTGTTTCCTTTTCCTAATAGAGCATACACCTTAAAGTTTGACTACTTTGCTTTTCCCACAGATCTTTCGGCACATGGCGATACAACAACGATACCTGCACGATTTGATCCTGTAATAATAGATGGAGCTACAGCTTTTGTTTATCAGTACAGAGGAGAAACAACACAGTATCAACTTAACTTTAGTAGGTTTGAGCAGGGCATAAAAAACATGCAAAGTTTGCTCGTAAACAAATACGAGTACGTGCGTTCTACAGTGATACAACAACCTACAGGATACTTTAGCTCAGGAGCGTTAACCTAATGCCTGATCTCTCGCAGACAAGTCCTGCTGCGTTTAACTGTCAAGGTGGATTAGTTCTTAATAGATCTACCTTTCTAATGCAACCAGGCGAAGCACTAGAGTTACAAAACTTTGAGCCAGACATTGAGGGTGGCTACAGAAGAATAAACGGCTTCAGCAAATATGTTAGTGCTGTTGTGCCACAAACAAGCTCTTCTACAGAGCAAGTCTTAATGGTTGCTACTTTTGGCGACTTTGTAGTTGCAGCTAGAGGTGAAAAGATATTCACTGCCACAGCAGGTGGGTCTAGTTGGACAGAAAGAGACACTGGTAGAACAAGTGCAGGAACATACGCTTTTGAAAGATTTAACTTTGACGGAAACAACAAGTTAATAGTTGTTGATGGAGCAAATGCCCCTACTGTGTTTAACACAGCAATGTCGGCAACAGATGTAAGTAACAGTGATGTAGCAGGGTCTAAGTTTGTGGCAGCATTTAAAAGTCACATGTTTTATGCAGGTAAGTCTTCTACACCACAAACGCTAGTATTTAGTGTGCCATTTGATGAAGATGATTTTACAGGTGGAAGTGGCGCAGGAAGTATAAAAGTAGACGACACCATTACAGGTCTAAAAGTTTTCCGTGATAATTTATTTATCTTTTGCGAAAACAGAATATTTAAATTAAGTGGTAGCACATTAAGTGACTTTGCTGTATCTGCTGTAACAAGAGACATAGGATGTATAAACGGTAACACAATACAAGAATTTGCAGGTGACTTAATATTCTTAGGACCTGACGGATTACGAACAGTTGCAGGTACAGCAAGAATTGGTGACGTTGAGATTGGTACTATCAGTGCAAATGTGCAGTCTATATTTGACGACAACCTATCAAGTGCTTCTGAGTTTCAAAGTGTTGTCATACCTGATAGAACACAGTATAGAATATTTTTTACTAAAGACGGCACAGGACAAAACTCTACAAAAGGCATAGCTTGCGTACTAAAAGGACAAGCTTTTGAGTTTTCAGAACTACGAGGTATTAAACCTGCATCAACAGACAGTTTTGTAAAAGCAGGAGATGTTATAGTTTTACATGGTGACTACTCCAACGGTTATGTATATAGGCAAGAGTCAGGTAACACATTTGATGGCACAGCGATATTAGCAAAGTATAGAAGTCCTGACATGACATTTGGTGACGCAGGTATACGAAAGCACATGCAACGTGTCATTGTAAACTACGCACCTGAGTCAACTATAGACGCTGACTTGTTTGTTAGATATGACTACGAATCAAAAGACTCAGCACGACCTGCAGCCTACGAGTTAGATTCACAAGACATAGCTGCGATATATGGAACATCAACATACGGTACATCATCCTCTGTTCTAGGCACTTATGGAGGAGCATCACAGCCACTCTTCAGACAATCAGTAGAAGGTTCAGGATTTGCTGTAGCATTAAGAGTAAATGACGGTGGAGAAACAGCACCGTATTCATTAAAAGGTTTTCAACTCGAATATCAAACAGGAGCAAGAAGATAAATGGGAGCAACATACACAAGACAGTCCTCATACTCTGACGGTGATGTTATCACGGCTGCCCATACTAATGACGAATTTAATCAGTTATTAGCAGCCTTTGCAGCAAGTTCAGGACACACACATGATGGCACTGCAGCAGAGGGTGGTCCTATCACAAAACTATTGGGTACCTCTCTAACCTTTGGAGATGGCACTGCAGGTACAGACATAACTGTAACATTTGACGGAGAGTCAAACGATGGTGTACTCAAGTGGATGGAAGATGAGGACTACTTTGAGTTCTCTGACGACATACTTGTAGCATCCACAGAAAAGCTACAGTTCCGTGACACAGCTATATACATTAATTCTAGCACAGATGGACAGCTTGATCTTGTAGCAGATACAGAAATACAGATAGCAGCTACAACTGTTGATATCAACGGTGCAGTGGATGTGTCTGGCAACCTCACTGTCGGTGGTAATATTGTAATAGGTAGTGCCGATATAAGTGAAACAGAATTAGAAATACTAGACGGGCTCACTGTTACAACAGCAGAAGTAAATATATTAGACGGAAACACCTCTGCTACGTCCACTACAGTCGCTGATGCAGACAGAGTGGTTCTGAACGATAACGGCACTATGGTCCAAGTTGCTGTAACAGACTTGGCTGCATACTTTGATGATGAAATAACAGCCATGCCAAACCTTGTTACAACTGCAGCCACAACTGTTGGTGCTTTGAATAGTGGTAGCATTACCTCCGGCTTTGGCACAATAGATACAGGCTCATCTACCATAACAACAACAGGATTAATAACAGGTGGGTCATTAGATATAGACGATGTTGTAATCAACGGTTCTACAATAGGACATACAGATGATACTGATTTAATCACAGTAGCCAACGGTCTTGTCACAGTAGCAGGTGAAATATCTGTAACCACACTAGACATAGGTGGCACAAACGTAACATCCACGGCTGCAGAACTAAACATATTAGACGGTGTAACTGCGACTGCTACTGAATTAAATATTATGGATGGTGATACCTCTGCGTCATCAACAACATTGGCAGACGCTGATAGAGTTGTTGTGAATGATGCAGGGACAATGAAACAAGTTGCCCTAACTGACTTTGAAACATACTTTGAGTCAGCACTAGATACACTTTCTAATGTAACAACTGTAGGCACACTAAACAGTGGTGCTATATCATCAGGCTTTGGTGCAATAGATATAGGCTCTAGCAACCTTACAGCTACAGGCACAGTCTCTCTTGGTGCTACATCTTTCAATGACAATAATATAACTAACGTAGGTGACATTGCTGTTGACTCTATAAGTGCTGATGCAACAGATATAAATATAGCAGTTTCCGACAACTCAAACACAGCGTTTACAATCAAGCAAGGTTCTGATAATTACTTTGTTGTGGATACAGGTAACAGTAGTGAGTCTATAGCAATAGGCACAGGAATATCAGGAACTGCTATAACACTAGGTCACAGCACATCTGAAGTAACTGTAGCAGATAATCTAACAGTCACAGGTGACTTAACTGTATCAGGAACAACAACCACAGTAAACTCAACCACTGTAAATCTAAACGACCACAACATTGTATTAGACAGTGGCAACGACACATCTGCTGTTATAAACGGTGCAGGTATAACAATAGAAGGTGGTAGTGGTGATGATGCTACATTTACCTATAACACTACAGGACCACAGTTTGAATTAAAGTTAGGCTCTAGCTTTGAAGATTTACAGACAGCTAAACTCACAGCTACTGAACTAGATATATCAGGCGATGTCGATGTAGATGGCACAGCAAATTTAGATGTAGTTGATATAGACGGTGCTGTTGACATGGC